GATAGTATTAAACTTCCCCATGGTTTCAGAATCAACAATAGCATTCAAAATGTCTTGATGATCGTGAATCACATTGGGAAATATAATAATCATAGCATCCTTTTCTTCACCATTTGCATATTGCAATTTCTTAAATCTCAATTGATTTATTGGAATGCAATAACCATCTGGTTTAAAAGGACCATCAATTTTGATTTCACCACCACTTCTACTAACTAAAATAGGTTCAAGATGTCCAACAGTGACAGCAACTCTACCACGCAAGAAAACACAATTAACATGTTGTTTCCATTCTTCTTCACTATTATTCCTGGTAGAAATCATGTACGTGTTTACGTAAATTCTTTTACCAAGTGTCATAGCATTTGGATCGGAAGCCATTTCAGCAGAAATTGGGTTAACTTTATGAATAGTTTCTGAAACTTTTTGACTTAAAAATTCTTCATCTTCAACATTAGATTCTAACATAACTTCATGCAAAAATTCTTTATAGGTGTCCACAGCTTCAACTTTAGCTTTGGGTAAATGCGTTGTAATATTATCACCTGATTGAGAATTTTCAACTTTCGCTCTCACTTGATGTGTTGTAACATTATCACCAGACTGAAATTCACTAGAAATTTTTCGACATCTATAACATAGATGAGGAAATGTCATTGAAATTTCTTCTGGTTTTATCAAGTGTGAGTGAACAAAGGTCATTCCACATTTTTCACATGCGTGAGCATGTTTATGAACAGTTCCAAGTTCAAGGCCTTCATGCTTATGAGTCAAATTAACTTCAGCTTCACGGAGACCATTAACAGCGTCTCTATAAACTTTATAAGCATTATTATACCTATCTCTTGCAACTTCATATTCAGTCACACTACTAGAAAAAGTAGCACGATAAGCTCCATACATACAAGCAGCACAAGTTGCAAAATAACCAAGCATAATTGTCATATCAATATTCTGTTGGCACCAATTAGTACAATCTCTCAAAAAACCAATAGAAGAATCCTTAATAACATTAATAATGTTCAAAATTTTCTTTGAAACTTTTTGCTGAGCATTGGGCTCAACAATTTGGAAATCCATAAAAATATCATAAAATACATTATCACGATTATTCAATCTTTGCAACATAAATTCAAGCAGGGACTTTTCACAACCAGGCTGAAAACCAAATTTCTCCACACCCAATCTTGGATGCCAACAATTATCATTCTCACAAACAAGGTTTCCATCACTAAGAAAATCAATAGCAGTCTCAGGATCTTGGAAAATCGTTTGAAATTCAGGTCTAGCAAAAGCAATTTGAGTTTTAATATTCAAAAAGCTCATATGTGCAGACAAAAAATTCAAAACTCTTTTCCAATCACCATTGGCTTCTTCAAGTGCATCCATCAAACAATCTCCAAATGGAGTAAATGCCAAATGCCAGTGATGTTTTTCAGATTCATGCACATAAGCAAGGTGGGTGGTTGTATCATAAAGTTCAAAATCAAATCGTTGTTTCTTCCATCTCTTAGCATTAAGAGCAGAAGTTTTGCGAATACATTCAGGAAACATAGGGGAACAATTTTGTTCAACAACAGCATCAAAATAATCATCAGCTTGTGCAGCAGGGATCAAATCACTCATAGTAAAATGTTTGGGGGAAACAACTTTAAATTTCTTATCAAGTTCATCTTTGATTTTTCCAATATCAAGCTTCAAAGGAATTTGCATATAAGCAGACAAAACATTTGTCAATTCAAAATGACGATTCATTTTCTTTGCATAATTTTTACAAACCAAATCTCTCAAAGAATCAAATTTAATCCAAATTGGGGAAGGATTGGATCCATTACCATCATCACGCCACAATCTACATTCATAAATTTCAGGTACAAGGGGAGAACCAAACTTTTGAACAACAGCTTCAGCATCTAATTTTTGGGAATTGGGTAAACGATACTCTTCAAGAACGCGAACTTCAACTGACATATCAATACGTCTATGAAAAGCATCTTTTGAGATCAGGGATTCAATTGCATAAGTCTGACAATTGGACGAAAGCAAAACACATTTCGATGAGAAATATGTTTTATCCTTTTGTTCAAGTGCAGCCATATGCAAACACATAGGAGCTAAATTTCCAAAACGAATCATTTCCATAAATTCAGTATTAGGTTTTGCTTGAGAATCACGAAGTTGTCCAAAATCATCATACAAAACAATAAGCTGATTACGATAACCATCAAAAAATTCTTGTTCAACATTTCTTGGGTAAATTTGATTTGCCCAATCTTCAGAAGCAGTACCATCACCACCACACAAAATATCTTCAGTTTTCAAAATATCACCAGCAAGAAGGTACATCATACCAGATTTTCCAACTCCAGATTCACCAAAAAGTTGAATAATCAAAGGTTCAACTTTGGGACCAGCACTAAATGCACCACTCTTACTAACTTTGTCATTCAAAGCAGCAATAATTCGTTGACAATTTTCAATAGATCTTTTCATATCCATTGGCAACTTCAAATGTGCACTTCTAGTAACAAATGTAACACCTTGCAAATAAAGTCTTTCAATATGTCTACACAAAACAGCATCTGTTTGAATATTCTCAAGAATATCATTGCTTGAAACTTTTCCAACTTCCATCGCCCAAATCTCAATGCCAGAAATAAATTTCTCAGCTTCTCCAATTTCACGACAATATCCATGAAAATATTCAAAACAATAATCATACAAAAAACTAACCAGTTTTCCAAGACCCTTCCACGAATTATCCATGGCTCTCATAAAATTTCCAAATTTAGTAGCAGAAACAACGAAATCATCAATTGAAGAAGATTTTGGAACACTTTTCAAAAACATTGTACCAAACACAACAGAAACAAGTGTTGCTAAGGCAGTAAAAGACTCCTTAGAAACAATTTCTTCTTCATTTGATTGTGCATTTCTACCAAGAAACATTGCAATAACAAGGGGTAAGCAAGAAATTAAAATGCGGACAGCTTCATTTGCATCAAGAATGGGAACATCAAAATTCAAAAAGAAATCCAAAAGGGACAAACCAACAATGGTGGAATTCCAATCAGAAGCATAGCAAATGCCAATCTTAGTAATCAATGACATAACCTTTCTCAAATTATCTCCAGAGAAAGTAGATTGTGCCAAAGATGACAATTGATCAATGATTGGTTGAACACTAATGTTATGATTAACATTAATGTCAAAAAAACTTTGAGCTTCTGGAAGAAATTTCTTCCATTGGGGGAAATGATCAAAATGAGAATAATCAACAACAGAATAATTTTTAATCAAAGGTTCAATATTGCGGTAGATTATTTGGAAGTCAAGTTGACTTTTGTCCAAATGGACTTGCAAAATTCCAACAGTTGTAGTTATGTCGAAATAAAGTGCATTGTGTTTTTGGGGTTTCTTCTTCCAAGCAATCAATTTTCCACGAATAGAAATTAAATCTAAAATAGAACACTCCAAATGTCCATGAGTTAAAACTCTTCGTGTTAACATACGTTTTGTAGCATTGTCACCAGTATTCCACCATTTTTCAAATTGGCCAAAATTCCAATATGACTTACAAGAAGCACATTGAGCTTCAGGCAAAGCATCAAATTTAGGGTTAACATGAGTGAAATCATCATAAATCAAAAACTCAGAAATATTAAAGAAACTTCCATCTTTATGAGAATTCATACAATGATTAATTCCAGCTTCAACAGTTTTAAATAAGAAACCACAAAAAGCACAACGACAACCACCAAGCATTTTACAAAAATGATTGTTAAGGGGTTTGTCACAGAAGCAAGATAAATCACATTGGCCAATACAGCCGTTGTTTTGTGTGTGATTATAAAAAGCTCTCTTTGACTTAAAAACTAAATTGCAAATGTTGCATCGAACTTCATTAGAATAGATAGAGACAGATTTACCCTGAGGGGTAATTAGTTCATAGGAATTGTAAAGCATCTTTGAATTAGACATTGTGAATATTTATTTTCTCTCTGTAAACTTTAAAATGTAAATCTTAAATTGTGACCATAAATGAATTAAAAATTTTTAGTTGGTAGCAGTTTATGTTGTTAAGTAAACTTGCTTCCAGAAAAACTCGGAAACTAACGTTTACCACCGTCATAAAATGTATTTTTGTGTTACGGAACATATATGTTTAAACCGTTTTTACAGTATTTACTTGCCCACATTATACTGAAGTACTATACACAGTATTGCTTAAAAATAGAGGCATGCTTTTGGCCAGAAGGACAGATTACTAATCTGTGACCCTTCCTTTTATCTGCATATTTCTAAGCACTGCTTCAACTCTCGAATAGGTACGTAAATCTACACTTGTTAGTAAAAAATTTAATCATTTAAAATTAATTTGTAAAATTAAAATTAAACCCCGTTCAGAAACGAGTAAAAATGTTTTATTATAAAAAGATAGCCCGAAGGCCGAATTAAAATGTTAATATATAATTTAAGGGGCTTTTCGCAATGTATATATAAACATTAAAATAAAATAAAATCAATTAAT